TCTATGATTCCTAAATATGGAACTTTGCGTAAAGTTGCCTCATTTCTTCCTGAAGCTAAGATTTCAGGGGCTGCTGCTGAAAAAGCATTGGGTGAGAAAGCTGTTACTGCAGGAGCCACTACAGAAGCTCGTGATGCGTTTAAAGCTGAATTACAGGCTGCTCACGGAGAAGGTGCTAACGTCAACAAATTATATGAAGATGCTAAAGCTGGATATGACAAAGCGTTATCTGAAAAAACTGGTGCAGGTCTAAAGACTGACTTACAGGCTGCACTTAATGAACTACCTAAAGAATCTCGTGCCTCATCTGCAGGTAAAATTAGAAAACTCTTTATGGATGAAAAAGGTAACGCATTAGATGGTAATGCTGTTATTAACAATCTTAAGTCTGATGAGTTCAAAGCATTAAGCAAAAAAGAACAAGATATTGTCAGAGAAGCGGTAAACAAGTTTATTCCAGGCGGTGCTGAAAAGGTTGCACGTAATGCTGCTGAGAAAGAGTTTGTAGCTACTGCTAAAGATACCCTTCCTGAGTTATTCAAAAGTGGTAACTATCAAACAATTAATAAACAAATGGCTAACTTTGCCAAAGATGAAGCTGGTCAAAAAGTATTTAAACAAGAGTTGGCATACTACCTTAAAGGTCGTCCTGTTGAACAAGCTAAGACCCTTTGGGCTAATATTGCTCCAAACGTAAAGCAAACTATAATTAAAGACCCAGTACAGTTTCAAAAAATTAGTGATGTAATTAACAACGCTAAGACTGGTAAAGATGTATCTCGTGCAGCAAGTTTATTAATGAAGGCTGGCTATATGGCAGCCGTATCAGGAGAATAGTATGCCACTCAAATCAGGTTCATCACAAAAGACTATTTCATCTAATATCTCCAAAGAGGTAAAGGCTGGTCGTCCACAGAAGCAAGCAGTTGCTATTGCTCTTTCTAAAGCTAGAGCAGGTAAACCACAATCTGGCAAAACTAAAAAGAAAATGAAATAACATGAGAATCTTGTTGCTCGACCCTGCTGGTGCTCTTGTTGACTTTGGTATCCGTTGCCTTGCAGAAGGACACGAAGTTAAACAATGGGTGCGTCCACACGGTCAAGAGCGCTCCAAGATTGGTAAAGGTCTTATTGACCAAGTACAGAACTGGCAGATTCATGCCAAACAAGCAGACCTAATCGTATTATCGGATAACGCTTTTCAAATGCGGGAACTAGAAAAGTTCCATGAAGAGGGTTACCCAATTATCGGTACTAATATGCTTGGTGCCAAGATGGAACTAGACCGTGATTATGGTCAAGACATTATGAAGAAGGCTGGACTTGCAGTTATCCCTTCATTTGAATTTAAGGACTACAACAGTGCTATCGACTTTGTTAAAGCTAATCCCAAACGATACGTCTCTAAACCCAGTGGTGATGCAGACAAGGCTCTATCTTATGTATCTAAATCAGCGGCAGATATGGTCTTCATGCTTCAACGATGGAAAGAAACTGGTAAACGACGTGATTTTATCCTACAAGAGTTCGTCCCAGGAATAGAATTCGGAGTAGGTGCTTGGATAGGCCCTAATGGATTTGGTAAGAACATCCTAGAAGGCTTTGAGCATAAAAAGCTGATGTCAGGTAACTATGGTTGTAATACAGGTGAACAGGGAACTGTCATTAAGTATTGCACCGAGTCTAACCTATTTAATGACACCTTAAAACGCTTTGAAGACTACCTATGCTATATCGGACATACTGGCTATGTTGATTTGGCGTTCATTATTGATGAAAAAGGTGAGCCACGCCCATTAGAGTGGACTATGCGTAAAGGATGGCCTTTATTTAACATTCAGCAAGCCCTTCATAAGGGTTCTGTTGTCGATTGGATGTGTGACCTATTAGATGGCAAAGATACTCTCAAAGTTAGTTACGACACTGCTACTGGCATTGTTATCCCTATTGGGGATTACCCTAGGTCTAAGACTACGGGGCGTGACCATACAGGATTTCCTATCTATGGTCTTCCCGATGAATTAACCAAGGATTATGCCTTATGTGAGGTCATGGTTGGGAATGCCCCTCAGAACGACGAGGAAGGCATTGTAGAGCGTCCTTGCCTAGTGACGGCAGGTGACTATGTTTTAGTGGCAAACGGGGTAGGAAAGACCGTTAAACAAGCCTGTGAACGTGCCTATAAAAACGTTAAGAAAATTGAGATTCCTGACTGTATTAACGTAAGGGATGACATTGGTGAGGGTATGGAGCATCAAATCCCCGCTTTACAGAAGTATGGATATGCAGAAAATTGGTGCTATGACGAAAAGGAAGAGGATGAATAATGGCAATTAAAATGCTACCTCCCCCTCCTCCAACCAATCAAGGCGTAGACTCTCGACAGTTTAGAGATTGGTTTTATACCATTTTCTCCCAAACCAATGGTAATTTAGACCAAATAGGAACAATGGCCTATGAGAACTCTAATAATGTATCCATTACAGGCGGTAACATTGCCAATACAAATTTATCAAATATTCAAACTCCAGGATTAACTGGATATTTATACGGTCACAACACAGGGCCAGTTACAGCTTCTACTACTATTCCTTATTCAGCAATTACAGGTGGATTGTCTGTCACAATTACTACAGCAAAATTAACTACTCTTGGTACCAATGGTTCCATGACATTTACCAACGGCATACTAACTGCACAAACCCAAGCTACCTAATCATGTCAAATACTCAATTACCATTAACCGACGAACAACTTGAAGAACTTGTAGAAAGAGTTACCGAGAAAGTTATTAAGAATTTTTATACATCCGTAGGTGAATCTGTTGTTAAACGGATTACCAAACTCATTGGCTTTGCTGCTGTTGCACTATTAATGTGGGCTGCAGGTACAGGACACTTTCCAATAAAATGAACGAACAAATTGAATCCGCAAAAGAAGTAGCTGGTAAATCCATTGGTCAACATGGATTGGCTTACATTACAGCAATTATTGTTATTAGCGTTGCCGCTAGTATATTTTTAGACGCTTCTAAAATTGCCGCAGTTATTGGTATGGCTGGTGGTGCAATTATGGCTATTATCAATATGATGAACGCTGTATCAGGTACAACTGAAAAAGAAGAAAAGCCTGAGTTTGCCGTTATTCAAAATTTAATTGAAAAACTAGACCATTTGGCAGATAAAGAACCCCCAATGTCAGTTACTGTAGATGGCGATAAAGTCACAGTAACCAAAGGTTCAGATACCATTACAACAAAAAAATGAAACAGATATTCCAACACCTTTTAACTGGTAAAGATAATGAAACTTATGACATTGGTCGAGTAACTTGGTTTCTTGGTTTTATTGCTGTTATCGTAATTGCGGCTTTTGAAGTAATGCACACTACTGTTAGCCTTAGAGAACTTGCTGAAGCATTAGGCATTGTGTCTGGTGCAGGTGGTGCTTCTGTAATGATGAAAAAAGATGCGGAGCCACAATAATGTTCCCTTTATCGGTTATTAATTATGTCAAAATTGGATTGGTTGCTTTGGTACTTTGTGGGTGCGTGTATCTTGGCTATAGCTTTGAGCATTCACGATTTATGGCATATCAGGAGCGTGTTGAAGCAGCAGGAAAAGCGCAAGAAGCAAAGAATGAACAAATCCTCAAGGAACAACAAGTAACAACGGAGAGAATAACCAATGATTACAAGAATAGTATTGCTCGCATTCATACTTACTATGGTGGGATGCACGTCAACGCCAGTAGCAGTGCAATGTCCATCACCAGCACAGCCGTCCCCTTCGTTGATGGAACGCCCTCCGACCCACAATTTGTTGAAAAATGTGCAATGACGACTCAGCAACTTGAGTCACTTCAGGAGTGGATTCGAGAACAAGTGGGTATCAAATAGTCAAGCCACCGAGAGGGTATGCTTAATCTAGTTGTTTTGTGGCTTTCCAACTAGGCCATCAACGAATCGGGAGTCGAGAGGCTGTCCCCTCACTTTTTAGCGGTCTTAGCTGATTCTTTAAACGCTTTAGCAGTAGGAGCACCTTTAGTACCAGGCTTTCTCATCTTCTCGCCTGAACCAGCCTTGATACGTGCTCTTTTCTTTTGGATGTTGGCATATAAGCCAGGTTTAGTTGCCATATTATTCTGCCATTTCTAAAGATTTAATTCTGACTTCTTGAACACGTTTTGTCCACCCCTTTCCAAAAACAGGGAAAGTCTTGAGTAATTCTAGGAATTGTTGACGTTTATCAGAGAACTCATTAATCATCGTTACTGTGTTCATTTGATTTATAGCAGCAACAGTATTATTGCCGATTGCACCATCAGCAAAAACACCCACAATTTCTTGGATAAATTTGGCTGCACGACCAACACCACTATTGATAGCACAATCAAAAAGGCAATAGTCAAGTCCCGAAGGAAGAGCATCTCCGTGTATG